CTTCCGATCTCAAGTCAGAAGAACTAATTGTATTTACTTCTCTAAAATTAAATTCTAATTCTGAAAGTTGTAAGGTATTTTTACCACCATTATAAAAATAAAAAGTATCATCATTTGCTCCAGATGATAATTCTGGAATGATATAAGTGTTGCCATCTACATCTCGAACTCCACCTAAAGACGACCAAGACGACCCAGTTGCGTTATATCCTTCGTATTGTCCTACAGTAGTATTAAATCTAATCGATCCTGTAGCGGCATCTAGAGGTCTCTGTAAAGTACTTCCAGATGGAATCTTTAAAGATGATGTTGCATTTACAAATACTGATTTATTTGAATCTGGTTGAAGAGTTATGCCAACACCATTACCAGTCAAAGGAACATCTACGATTTCTTGGATTAAAGTATTACTTAATTTTAATTTTTCGTTTATAGAAATATAGTTTAAAGAAGTTGCAGGAAGAATTATATTACCTTCAGTTGTTAATTCTGCAGTATTTAAATTTACTGTAAAAATATTGGAAGTTCCGTTATTTACTATAAACGATTTGCCAGATCCACCAGTGATATTTAAATTTGTTACTGGATTTAATGTTATTGCGTTTGAAGTAGATGCGATTGAATTTCCTGATATTGAAATATTTCCAATAGTAGCATTTGATGAAATAGTTGCTGATTGTAGTGTAGATGAATTAGCAGTGAGACTGTTCAACGAAGCGGTTCCATCCAAAGATAAAGTTACTTTATCTGTTTGTGATATAGTAGCAACTGAAATATTTCCAACAGTTAAAGTAGTAGGTGTTCCAGAAACAACATTTATAGTATTTCCTTCATTTGCATGTATTGACGTTTGAACACCACAGTAATAGTAAAAAGTTGAGGGAGTATCTGCAGAAATAGTTATAGATATAGTTTTATTTACGGTATCACTAACTACCCCAGACGTATAAACTACGCCAGTACCTAAACCTCTATTGCCATCGGGAAATAAATTAAATTGAAATAGGTGTGATAAATTACTTGAATCGCTATAATCAAAAATATATGTATATCCTCTATACAATGTAAGTACAGGTGCTTCTACATAACCCAATCCATCATTTTTATCAATCCAATATTTGAATGTGTTGTTTAATCCCAAACATTGAACTTTGTAAGTAAATGGTATTGAAGGAACTAGAAGATCGTCTAATTGATATCCAACTCCATCAGATCTAGTTGAAGCTGAGGAGATGTTACCCACACCAGATAAAGTATATGTAAATCCAGATCCACTACCAGTTGAAGCAGTGTTTATAGTGTAAACTAATCCCGAACCAGTACCACCAACACTACTGTTGAGAACACTAACAGTATCTGTTGCTTTGTAATTATATCCTGCAGTTGTTATAGTAAATGAAGATACCACACCACTAGAAACAACAACTTGTGCTTTTGCACCATAACCATATCTACCAACAGTGCCTGTATTAACAGTAATAGTTGCTCCCATACCTGGATGGGCAGCACAGTCGTATCTTAAAGTTGTTCCTGTAGATGCGGTAGGTAAAATAACTAAATCAACGAATGCTCCTGCAGTGCCAGGATTGCCATTTGTAAAATAAAACACTCCAGATGGTAATGGACCACCAGTATTTCCTCTGATTACAAATGGGTGTGTGTCGTTTGAAGCACTTGATAAATCAAATCTGTATGTATTTCCGCGTATTAGAGTTAATGTTTGTTGCGTATTGCCATTTACTGCATATACGTTGTTGGGTGGTGGAGTACCTGGATTGGATACACTTGTGATTGTATATGTTGTGGTTGGAATATTATATAAAGAAACGTTGTTATATGTGTTGGCAGTGTACCCACTTCCCGCATTACTAATAGTTCCAACTGGTGTACTAGCACCAATAACCGTATTGCTGGCACTTAAAATATCACCTACAGCATAACCATTTATTCCATTAGATGTTGGTGTTACTGAGGTAACAATATATGGAATTTGATTTATTGTAAATATAAATCCAGAACCACCACTAGTACCTCCACCTTGGGACGGTGGTATTATTAAATTGCTATTCTGAACGGATAATGTATTTCCGTTTACATATCCAGTTCCACTATTTGTTATAATAACTTGTATTACGACACCACCAGAAACTACTAAGGTTGCTCTAGCTCCAGTACCAGATCCACCCGATAATGGAACATCAGTATAAGTTAAACTAGTATATCCAGAACCAGGATTGGTAATAGATCCTACGATTCCTCGTACTGTAATATTTGCGGTAGCTCCACTTCCAGAACCATTGGACATGGGAACATCTGTATATATTCCAGCTCGATATCCAGTTCCAGCATTTGATATAGTACCAGAAAAAGGATCTACAACTAAGTCAAATAAAGCTGCTGTCCCAGATCCCCCAGTAACCGCTATATTTTCATATGAACGAGCATAATAATTTCTACCTTGAGTCGCAACGGTTACGGTATCAATTGTTGGTGATTGTAACTTTACACCTTTATAAAAATAAGCTCTGTCTGTGTCAAATTTAGTAACTTCTTGACCATATGAAGTTACTGATAATACATTACCATTTTTAAATAAACCAGTATTTGTTTGGTTTGTAAAAAATAAAGAAGGCGCACTTCTAGTACCGTTACTTAGAGAAAATGTACCCGATAAACTACCACCACCACCACCGCCAAGATCAAATACATCTTGAGCGAGTTGATTGATTTTTTGTCTCTGAATTTCCAGAGTATCTGTTTTAACTACATTTCTAAGTACTGGCATTTCTTATAAATTCTCTTAGGAGATTTTTAATATCTGATAATTCATTTTTTAAATGTTCAACATCATTTTGTAGAGTTTTAAGAGAATCTCTACTTTTCTTTGTTTTCTTTGCGTGTTCAAAGGCATCGATATCAGTATTTATAATAGCTCCAGTAGAACTATCGCGCATTAAGTAATCATGATCCAATACTTTCAAATAATCCATTAGAAAGTTGCAACAACTCTAAGATCTTGAATTTTAGGAACAAAAACTGGTTGAGAACTTCTCATAACAATCTTAATAGCAAAAGAAGAAAACTCAGTTAAATTTGAAACACTATACTTATATTCTTTGTATGCACTTTGATTTTCAATATAACCCGCAATAGAATTATCACTAGATGGAACAACTCTAATATCTGGAGAACCATCTCCATTGAAATATTCCCAACCTAGATCATCAAAATTAAATTGAGAACTTGCGGGTTTTACTTTGTAAAGTACCAAAATATCATCTTCATTGAATAGATTAGCAGTTAACTTAACATCCAATCCAGAAGAAGTATTTGCTAATGTTATTTCTTTTGTTATATATTTTGCAATAGAAGAACTATTTTTTAATGGTTCTGGGACATATAAAACTCCATCGGTATATGATACTGATTTAACTTCCAAGAATGATTTTGTATCTGATGCTTGGTTATCATATCCCAAAATATCACCAACTCTAAAAATATCAGTTGACTGTGTTGCTGCAGTATTACTGAATGGTATTCTTGCATAAGAAGATCCAGTAGTTGCTGCGGCAGTATAGTTATTGTTGATTGGATTTTTATTATTTGATATTCTTAGTTGTTTTTTCTCGGCATCCCAAGAAATAACTTTACCACTGATTATATTAGTATAAGATTTGGTTAAATCTGTCTTATCTATAGCAACTACACCAGAGTTATATGGGAAAGAGAATGTAATAGGTGTTAACCCATCAGAAGAAGTAAATATGTTAGTCAAAGAAGGTTGGGAAGTGAATACTAATCTTTCACTTGGAGAAAAAATAATATCTGTAGAAACTTTAATATAAAGTTCATTTGTAGTTGTGTCAATTTTAACTAATATTCCCTGTGCTTTTGATGTGTTGCCAGTTACAATCTTGGGATTTCCTGCATCACCAACATTGATAGAAGCAATATCAGTTCCAGTTACAACAACTTTGTAGATAGGATAGAACTGTAAAATTTGATCTCTTCTACCAAATCTAAGTTCAGAACCAGATGGTTTTTCAACTTGATTATTAATAACTTTAACAGATGAAGCACGTAAATCGATAACTGGTGATAATGTAGATATCTCAGAATTTAAATATAGTTTATATGTTAATGACCTATTATTGATCGACGAAGAATTTTTCAACTCATTAATTCTGGATGCGATTACTTTTTGGTTGTTGAAATAGTGAACTTCATTTAAGAATGTTTTTTCAAAACCATCATTTAAAGTAGATTGAGAATAACTTGTGTAATTTGATACTACAGAATCTACAGGAACTATATTAGTAGTTTTAACTTCAGAATTTATTTTTGTTTTGCTGAAATTTAAATATGCAACTTGAGCATATAATTTTTCATATTTTCTGTTGTAAGTTGACAATACAGAAGATCCACCGCCAACTGCATTAGAAGCCGCACGTAAATCTGGATTAATGCAATATAACTCATTTCCTCCATTCGATACTTCAAATAATTTTGTCGTTAATATTTCTGATGTAAATCCACCAACATCTGAAACTTTTTTAAAGTTTACATATGATTTTCCAGAATCTTCAAACCCATTATTTTTATGTGAAACTTTAACAATTTTATTATTATTTTTAAATAGTAACGATGTTGCAGTGGTGTCGGATAGAGAATCAGTTTCGAATGGATTCTGGTCTAACAACTCGTAACCTAGTTGTTCATTTGTTAATTCAATGATACCTTGTTTTGAACTATCAAATTCAGCTCTGTATAACTTAAACTTGATATCTTCAAATAAATCTTCTGTCCAAGTATCTACGTTTTGAGATTTGTAAACAGAACCTAGCAACGGTTGGGAAGTAACAGTAGAATTTGTTGATATTTCTGTTTCTCCTAATTTAGATGCCCATAGTGCATAGTCAGTAGAATCAGTTTCGATTGCAAAAGCATACTCTGTATTATTCTGCAAATAAACTGGGTATTCGAATGAGAAATGCGTAGAAGTAGTTGAGTTAGTAACCGCAGATGTTCCTGGGTCAGTAGCAACACCCATTTTTACTGCTGGCGTATCTATTTCTAGAATTGCTTGTATGTCTGCATTTGAAGCTGATAATCCAGAAGATTTAATAATTACTGCAGGTGGTTCGGTATATCCAGATCCACCAACTACAAGTTGAGTATCAAAAATATTTCCTCCAGATACTGAACATGTAGCAGATGCAGTAGTTCCTCCCAATAGTTGTGGACTTACTATTTGTAGGGAAGCAGTTTCGTATCCAGAACCAGCATTATTAATTTTTAATTTTGTAACCCTTCCCGAATCTTTAGCAATTGTTACTTTTAAGGAAGTTGCATTTGCTGCATTGTAGGTGTTGAGTGAAGCAAACGAAAGAGTTTCATTTTCAATAAATGTTTTACCGTTATGATTACTTAATACTAAAGTATAAACTTGATCATTTGTTAAAGTGTAAACACCTGTTACAGAAGGAATCAACTTGGTGTTATTTCTATCGTAAATTGCTTTTACTGGACCAGCAGCACCTGATGAAGTTCCTGTAGCACTTTCGCTTTCTGTAATATACAATGTACCATTTGTATATACTTTTAATAATGTATCTGGATTTAAAACACATTCACTACCAGGAATTATATATTTTCCTGGTTTTCCACTTTCTATATTTTTTAGATAAATTTTTACTGGAATTGTGGAACTTTTTTTGTTGAAGAAAAGATCAATACCAGTAAGGAATACGCCACCTTCATATCCTTCAACAACAAACGATTGTGATAATGGATTTGGTGTTGTTTGCGCCTTTGTATTTTCTACAAATTGAATTCCTTCTTGTGATTTTAATATTGCTGGCGAAGTTGAAATAATATTAGCTGGTTGACTTGGAAGTATTCCAGTAGCATAATACTTAACCTCAGTAAATGAATCAACATCACTTGAAGCAGAACCAGTTGAATCCGTACTAAACTTAATTGTTTTTATGCCTGTTATGAATGATAATGGAGAACCTTTCTCACTATCGTAGGATAAGGTATTCACATCACCAGTCCAAGAAGAACCGCCCTGTGGGGGCAAACCAGAGGGTATTACAAGCATTCCACTAGCATTACCATTAGAATCGGTTGTTATGGTATTTCCAAATGTACTGAGTGAATTGCCACCTATGCCAGTATATCTGTAATCGGGAACTACCCACCTATCAATTGATTGACCATCCATGAAGACATAGAATCTGCTCAATGGCTTCATTCTCTTGATCGTAAAGAATACTGGGATAGATCTGCAGAAAGTTTGAATAGATGTAGAGACTACATTTGACCCAGTATTTTTTGTTGTAATACCTTGTGCTAAAGTATTATTTTGTGGACTAATATTGGAACTACTTGCAACCGAAGCATTTGAAGTTGTGCTTGTCGATGAAAGGGTTGAGATATCACTTAATGAAGTTACATTGTAAAATACTCTATTTGTTCCAACCCAATTTATAATAAAGTTATCAAAAATACTAGAGAATCCTTCTCTGGAATCATTTTTAGCATAGAATACAGAGAACACTTTACTATCATTATCAAGAATCAATGGCATTTCTCTTTGATCATACCATTGATCAATATTTGGATACAATAAAGCATCGCCAACATATTGATCTACTACAAATGGATTTGGGTTAATAGTTTTAGTAGCAAAAACATTTTGGATAGCAGTAACATTTGAATAAGGTAATGTTACAATTCCATTCGTATTTGTATAATTTGCTAATGTTCTTTGCTCGTCTCTTGTATTAATTTCTTCCAATATAAAAGAACTTTCTATAGATCTTGGTCTCAAAGTAGATTGTTGAGTATCGATGGCACACTTATAATCAATTGATGATAAGTTACCCACACTATGATTTTCAAAATTATCTACAACAAAACCTGTCTTCAACTTATCTGATCCAACATCATCTTTGACTTGCATATTAAGTGCTTGTTGTTCTAAAACACTTAATAGGGTATACTGCTCTAGTCTTTCTACTCTCTTTTCAAGTTTTCCAATATCACGCATTGTGTATCTTTTATTATCCACTGGGATAATTTTGACATCATTGGCGGTGCTTGTGTATGCTGGAACATACATGTAATACAATGCTAATGAATCATCAACATCTGCTGGTTTTGTTGGATTGAGTGATGAATTACCTTCTTTGATAAAAAATTGTCCTTTTTTGTCAACAAAAACTCCATCAATTCTATCAAGATATTGTCTTGAACTAAACGAAATAGTATACTCCAATCCAGTTTCTGTTGCGGGAGTGCTGGATGTGATGCCAGCAGAACCAGTGAAACTGTTGAAATCATCTACAGATAATATAGCTGTATCTTGATAACCGCTTACAATAGCAGTAGAATCAACTTTTGGTCTGAAATCAAAAACATCTCTTAGTGAAATTTTACCATATACATTTGAGTTGAAAACTGGGATTTCATTTAGTTCTACCCCAGACTCATGTAAATAAGAATCAACTGTACAAAAATCTCCTTGAGAATGTTCAAAATAATCAAATGCAATGATTAACTGCCCAGATGGAGCTGTGTATCCTGGTTTTAAAATCAAACGAGAAACATCATAGAAAGTATCTCTTTGTCCATCATCAAAAGAGAATCTTTCAGTCACATCTGTTCCTGTTACCAAATCACCAGATGCAGAAACAACTGGGGGAGTTTGTGATGTGCCTTCATACACATAACGAATTTTAAATACATCAGAATATGAAAGAATATCATTACTATTTGTATCGTAATTTCTTCCCCTGACAGGAACAACTCTATCGCCAGGTGAAACGATTAAAATTCTTTGATTTCTATAGACAGTTTTTAATCTTGGTCTTGCTTTTGATACTTGAAGTGTGGCGGTTAGTTTTAAAATAGGGAAGTTTGACAAAGTGCCAAAGAAAGACGAAGGAAGTGTAATACTTACACTACCCGCAGTAGTACCGTTCGTAGTTTCTGTGGTGTTTGAAACACTAACTTGACTTTCTTTTAGATAAATGATATCTCCTGATTCTAAAGTAGTGGATCCTTTTTTATCCAAAACCGTCATAATGAAATTGCTTTCGGTGAAAGGAGCAAATCGTTGAGTTCCGTATGGTAGTTGTGCCGCGAAAGTTACATTACCACCACTAGTCGAAGCAGTAGTTACAAAATCTCTTCTAAAATAATAAGTAATTTTAGAATCTTCAGAATTTAATGCAACATTTTCTAAGTATTTACATCCAGTTGGAACTATTAAAGAACTGCTAGATGAGTTACCAATTGCTGGTCTTACTCTAACCAAAGAAGCATTTGAAACATTTTCTCTTAAAACATTATCAATGTAAATTTTTGATTTAATCAATCCTTGTGCTTTTTCTACTCTTTGAACAATAACACGATTGATGTTATTTGCATCATCACTAAACTGAATTGCGTCTCCTTGAATCAAACTAGAAGAAGGATCTCCAGCAAATCCATTACATTCTAGATACTTCAATCCTTTTTTACCAGAGAAAGTAAAATCAGTGAGAGTTTGATTGGTGATATATGAACCCAAGAATGATTCTACATCAGCAGTGAAATTATATGCATTTCCTGCACCAAATGAAGATTGAACAGATTTGACGTTTTGTGGACTGTAATTTGTTACAGTATTTCTATAAAGAACTGCAGTAACTACACTATTTTCTGTTGGATTAGTAGCACCAGTATTGAAAGAGATTGCTGGTGTGGATGCATATGTTTGTGATACTAAATTTCTATTTTTGATGATTATCTTATAAATCCCTGTCAAATAAGTGCCGATGTCAATAGCAGAAGTATCATATTCAACACCATCAATTTTTATTTTTGTTGAGGTTGACGAATAACCAGCACCTCTATTCATTACAACAAAGTGAGAAATTGTTCCCTCTTTTGCAATTCTTCTTGAATTGCCATCTTCGTCGGTAATGGTCTCACCAGAAATAAATTCTCCAGAAAGAACTTTTACAAAAAGTACATTTCCTGAAGTATACTTAGATGTTGAAGATCCTTCAATAACACCATAAGCACCACTAGTAGAACCAACAACATATTTGCCAGGTTTAAAAATCAAGTTGTTTAAATCTTGATCTACGATAATTTTAGTGAAGAATGTTGGGTTGAAATACGCCATTTTGAAAATGGCATTATAACTTGATGAAAATACTGCTTCTGCCTTAGCATTACTACCATTACCACCAGTAAATGTTATAACTGGTCCAGAAGTATATCCAGTTCCAGTATTTGTTACGTTTACTTCTGTTACGGAACCACCAGAAACAATAGCAGTTGCAGTAGCCCCAGATCCACCACCTCCACTGATAGTTACAGTTGGAGCTCCAGTATATCCAGAACCACCAGCAGTTACTTTAATTTTTTCTATTCCTCCAGTTGTTGTTCCTCTTCCTTTCGAAAGAACAATATCTAGATCTGGATTGAATCCCGATCCTTTCTCAACCAGATTAAAATCTTTTGGTTTGCAAACTCCAATAATAGGAGTAATCACTTCATTGTAATCATAAATTTCGGAATATGGGAATATTGTAGAAACTCCTGTTTGGAAATAATAATTTTGTGCATCAGATTGAGAAACAAAAAGTTTTTTTCTTCTTGTGGATGGATCAGAATCATCATATTCTCTTAATAATGTGTAAATATCTTCTTTATTTCCAGCAACAGTTATTTCCAAGAAATCTATAGTTGTTGCGGATACAGATATATCAAATGGTCTTTTTACGATTGAATATGATAGCAACTCCAAACTTCTTACTGTAGTTGTTGCTGGAGAAGTTCCTTTGTTTACAACATACCATAAAGTTGTGAATGTAGATCCAAATTCAGTAGCAGTTGGGAATGTTCTACTTGCATAGTTGCCAGGATTTGGTAGATACAGTGTTACAACACCACTATCTGTAGTAAATTTTTTCGATCTACGCGATACGGTTTGCTTAGAGGTATCAGTAAAACTAATAGTTGGTGCAGAAGTATAACCAGAACCAGGATTACTTATGGTTACCCCAGTTAACTTCCCATCTGCAGATATATTAGCAATACCATATGCTTGAGTTCCTCCACTTGCGGGAGA